CAATTATTTTAAAATATTTATATGTAAAAGACTCATCATCATTTATCATTGTATATCTTAAAATATCATTTATTTGATTTGTGGTTTCTTTTATTGGAATAGCTTTTTCTTTAGAATCAGATATAATTTTTCTTATAAGACTTTCTTTTGTTTTTATTCTATAATCCAATCCAAACAATTCGCTATTTTCTGAGTTTGAAACATCTTTCAAAAATTTTGTGATTTCAGGTTCTATTTTATTGATATGTTTTAATTTATAATCTGCATATAGTTCCGCTTCTTCTTCAATAGTTTTTATTAACTTATTACTGTTATTTTTAATCACTTCAGCTTTAACATGAATTTGCCCGTTTCCACCCCAACCTATTTCGTTAATTTTATATTTTGTATTCCTAGCTAATAAAACCTCTCTCTGTGGATCACTTTCAAAATCTAGGAAATGTAGATTTTTTCCTTTTGTTCCTTTAGGAACTTTAAATTCTATAACAATTGGTTTATCACTACCGCTAAAATCTCTCCAATAAAAAGCTATATCTTTAACTGTTGTAGTACTCATAAAGCCTTTTTCAACAATTTCTTTGCCAATAGCACTATTTATTAATTCTAATGCCCTTTCATTTGGTAAATCATATCCTAAGTGATGTTTTAATAACTCGAAATCATTATAAGAAATATCTCCAAAAATAGCTTTAGCATCTACAGAACGATATAAAACAGTTTCTGAAATATCATTTTTTAAAGCGTAATCTAAGATATCTAGATATTCTTTTTCTTCTAAAGTTAGCTTATCAAAATTACTTGGGTCTCTTAAGTATTGATTAATCCACATTCCGTTGCCTGATACATAATGTCTTAGTGCATTATCTATTTGTTCTTCCGTGTATTTAACTTCTTCTGTTTCTACTTCATCATTACTTACTAAAGCTTGTAATTCTTCTTCAGTTTCATAGTCCCAACCTTCCAATACATCACTTAAAAACGACCTACAGAATGGATGAAGAGGTGGAGCATTTTCACCAATTTTTATATCATCTATTAAGATAACTTTTTGATTATGTTCTCTACATATCTTCGATGTTCTTTTATCTAAATTAGCTTGAAATTTCTTTGCTTTTATTCCTCTTTGCTTAGAACTTTCTAAGTCTGCACTATTTACCATATAAGACGTTTCAGTTCTTATAAGTCTATTTGCAGCATATCTTCCCAAGTTGGTATGATACTCTAACTCATCAGCTATTTGCTTATTAGATTTACCACTTGCAAAAGACTGTAGCAAATTAGATTCTAAACTCTTTGCTAAAACATCTTGATTATGCCAAACCCTTTTTGAAAAATTAGATCCAGCCCAATTATGATTAAGAACTTCATCTAAATATTTTTCACTAACTCTAGCACCGCCTAAATCACTCAAAACAGAGGAATAAACATTCTTTAAATGTTTGCCCCCTAAGTTCAACTGAGTGTCTACTTGCTTTAGTTTTTCTATTTCAATAGCTTTTGATAAAGCTTCTTTTCTTTGTATTCTATATGAAGCGGAATTCTCTTTTATAAGTCTTTTAGCTTCTGCCTTAACTCTTTTGTCTTTTGTTGTATTATAAATTTGTAATAATTCTTTATACTTGTCATAGTCTATCTTTTCAGTAGGACTATAATCACTCATTATATGGTCTATTTCTTTTTTTAAACGTTCCAAGCTATCATCATAAGCTTTATTAACCTTAGTCATACATTTAGTAGCTTTATCGTGCATTTTTTTCATTCTAAGTTCTGAACGTTCTTCAAAGTAACTACTACTCTTCATCTTCTTGACCTATTTCATAACCTCCAAAAGACTGTTGAGCTAATTTAATGCTATTTTGTTTTTGTTCTTCAACTCTTTCAATCTCGTTATCCACATTCTCAACAAAAGGAAGTAAAGAGAGTAGAGTTTTTTGAGATACAACATTGTTCAAGTATGTTATTAGTTGAGCAATTTCCAATTCATTTACAGGTAAAGACCTAATGAAAGTCATTTCTATGTTATCAACATCAATACTAATCATCTTAATATTTAAAATATTAGAATATAACTTTATTCTTTCTTTTAGTCCAATTCTGTAATACTCTTCTTTAGTTTGTGCTAACTGTTCAAGTCCAAGTAACTTATATTTCATAGCAACCCCTGAAGAATTACCCGCAAAGTTTTCATCCGTAAGGTTAGGAACTTTACTAATTTTATGAATATCTTCAATAATTGACTTCTTTAAAAGTTCAACATCCGCTTCGTGGAAAGTCTTTGAAAGATATTCAACTTTATCTCCTTCAGACAATTCAAGTAAGCCTAGTCTCTTTAATTCTCTAGCAGTTTTTAGTTTCTCTTCTGAGTTGTCTCCTGCTAATGTTCCATAAAGTACAAGTAATGAATCGACGTATTGCTCTTTGTCATTTACTCTGTCTGACTGTAATAAGTTATAAGCATTAATCAAACTTATTACACTTTCAAAGTCTCCTTTTTGATTAACCTTATTCCAATATTCAATCATTGGTACTTCGTTAAATACGTTTAATTCCTCGTTAATTAGACTTAATTTATCATCTTTAAACTCATAAGTATAAACAGTGTCATCTGTTATTACCTTTAAAATTTCGCCTATTTCTTCGTTGTTTTCGTTTCTTTTTTTAATTCTATGAACACCAAGCAAAGTATTTTCTTCGACTGTATCATCCACAACTATAAAAGCTGTTCTTGGGTCAAGATTAGTTGACTTTGTATTACCTTCCTTATCTTGATATACATACTCAATACCTATTCCAAAGATGGATAAATCTCTTGCGAGTTCTGTATCAACTTGAGTTATATTTGCTTTCCTAAAAGCTTGTAACAGCGAATCATCATCCGTTCTCGTTTCTTCTTCAGGGAAAGTATATTTAATCGGGTTTCCCATAAAGTAAGCAGTTGCAAAGTCTGTTATATACTCTGCATGATTAATCATTAATTTATTATTAGCTAAGTCTGTTTGTGTCTTGCTACGTTCTAAAATTGCATGTTTTCCGTCGTATAAGTCTTTAAGTGTAGTAAATCTATCAATAGACTCTTTATGTTCTTTTAAACAAGAAATAAGAGCTTTTTCGTTAATGCTCTTATCTTCGTTAAAAATTATATCTTCACTTCGTTTTATCATTAATTCCTCCTATTATAAACCTAAAATACTTCTATTTACAGCTTTAATTGTCTTAGATTGTATGTCATCCTCTAAAGCATATCTCATAGCATCTAGTAAGTGGTTAAAGTCGTCAATAGGTCTATTTAAAGTTTTTCCAAACTTGTCTTTATCCCATTGATAGTTGCTAATCTCTGTTAGAAAATTATTACAACGTGGATGTATAACAATTTTTAAATCCTGAATCCACTGTATGCCATTTAATATACTGTCTTTTCCTTTTTTAGCACCTTTAATTCTAAGACCATAACCTTTTAATTCATCTATACTCTTAGGTTCTGCACTATCTCCTGTAATCTTTTCTTTAGAGTAGCCCATATTTTTAATATTTTCATAGATTTTTTTATTTGAAAGACCTTTGCTATACATTTCATCCCAAACGTATAAAATACTATCTTTTTTATCCAAAAAACCAATAAAAAAAGCAGTTGGGTCATTTGTATAACCAAAGTCCAATCCTGCCACTGTTTTATAATCTTTTACATCTTCTAAAGTGAATTGTCTTTCCTCAAAGTTTTCATAAATTAAGCCGTCAACTATACCCCAATTACCAAGTCCCGCAACTTGATAACGTCTAGGATTATTTTCTTTCATCCTCTCAAAAACATTCAAGTCTGACCTATCTAACCACTCATTACAAGTATAGTTAGTTGTAATTGCTAAAACGTCTTTATCTACCTTATCAAAAAATCTTCTCTTGATCCAGTGTCTTTCGTTCCACGGGTTGAAGGTTAGAGTTATTTGCTTGAAATGTCCTTTTGGTACTTCCCCTCTTATAGACTCATCAAGCATGTCAAAGTCTGCTTCACTCATTATCTCGTAAGCTTCCTCTATCCACAAAAAACACAGACTACCAACATCAACAGTAACTGATGTAACTTTTAAAGGATCATCTAAACCTCTGAATAAAATTTTCTGTCCTGTTGGTTTATAAATTATTTCAAGAGGACTTAATTTAAAATCAAAATATTCTTTAACACCTAATCTATTTACTGCCCATTTAAGCTGAGCAAAGCAACTATCAAGTAATGTTCTATAAGTTTTACGAACAACAAGAGCATTACTCTCTGGATATTCCATAATTCTATAAATTAAGTTCATAGCAGTAGTAGTTGACTTCTTACTCGCTCTTGAACCTTTACAAACTCTATAACGTCCTTTATAGTTCCAATAAGTGCCATAACCTTTCCCAACTATATCAGGTAAAAAAATTTCGTTAGTCTTCAAGTTTTTCACTTCCTGAAATTATTGTAGGTAAATTTATATTAGCATCTACTTTATCAGTCCAAGTTCCATATCTTTTGCCAAGTAGTTCTGCAGCTTTTATTCTGTCTTTCGCTCCTACTTCTACATGTCTTGTACTTTGAACACCTTCGCCTATTCCGTATAATACTTCTTCTTCGTGTTCTCCTCTCATTACAGAGGTTAGATATTGCAATACTTCTTCTTGTTTTGCGATTGCCTTATCTTCTAACTCTTTTAAACGTTCATCTATATAAGCTTTCACTCTTGGATTGTCTAGGATTCTACATCCATCAGATTTAGCATAATTTTCACTATATCCAGCATGTATTAAACTTTGATAAATATTTCCACTGATGATATACTCATCGGCGAAACGTTGTTGTTTTAAAGTTAATTTTTCCATATCATCAGCTCCTTTCTACATTGACACTTCCTAGTAATACAAAAACGGATATAATTCTATATCCGTTCCTGCTTACAAAATATATTATTAAAAGAAGGTGCTCAATGCACTAATTTCACATTATCATTATATCATGTCAAGAAGTAATATTTCGTAACATTTAGTAACTTTTCGTAACTTCTTTTCTTAAAATTTCCAAAGCTATGCCATGAAGTTTTTTAATATATCCTTCACAATAGTATAATTCATTTGCAATAACTGACCATTGGTAATATTTAAAATATCTTAAGTACAATATCTGATACATAGTAGGTTCTAATGTATCAATCTTAGATTTTAATATTTTTTTCTTCTCAACTAAAATACTTATATTTTTTTTGATACTTTCTTCTAAGTCCACAATTTTTATTATTGCATCAGACATATCACTTGTACTAGAATTTTGAACCTTATCCATTCTATAATCAATGCCTTTTAATAAATCTTGATAAAATTTAAGTCTTTCAAGTTCTTCAATACTTG